CGCTTGGACGTCTTCAACGATAGGCTCAATCCGGATAGTCGGCTTTCGTTCAAAGTTTACAACATTATCACTCAAACGGGAACCCTCATCCATGCATCCTCGTTATATGTAAGGTTGTTGCTGGTGCCGCTGGGCTAAATGACGTTGCCGCTGATGCGTCTAAATAGCCAGATGTGCTGTCTACCGCCCACATAACTTGCAAGTAATCGCCAGCACTTACGTCAAACTTAGCACCGCGTGATACGACGACAGTCGCGTCATTCTGATGCAACGAATACACAATGGTATTGTTGGGAGCATCCGTACCGTTCAGCTTGGGCCAGAAATAGAACTTAACTGTGCTAGATGACGTTGATGAAATCTGCGCGGAAAACATCACAACGTATTCGCCTGCCTCATCGAACACGATTTTACTATTATCCGTACCGTCGCGATCAATGCCCTCGTTGCCTGTGGGCGCATCATACGTTATTGCGTACGCCGTGTCTGTAGCCGCTGCGGTGACATCAGTTGTGCGATAAAAAGATGCGTGTCCATCCTCTAAGACAATCTGACGAAACTCGTTGTTCTTGGATACTACAGGATACCCATTAACGTTATCCCAAAGAATAACTCCGTTTTGCGACGGGTTGTCGACTGCCGTCTTAAACCCCAACTTTGACAAGTTAAGGGTCAGATATTGTGTGAGCTGCCTGCCCCACTGGTCAAGACTTGTACCAATAACTGGCAGGTTAGGGATAGGCATTACCGCTTACCCCCTTGCTGCGCGTCTACACGCACGATACCTACTCGGAAGTCTGATCCGTCATCAGGCTCAATGCGCATCTTGAATTGACGACCCGCCAGACGTAACCCAGTAGGCGTTGCAGGGTCAAATGGGCCATGCTCCACTTCATCCCCATTCGGGTAAAAGCGCGTCTTGAACTTGAGCTGCACGTCGCCCTTTGTGCGTTCGTCTGCAATCATCTGCGTAACGTGCATGATATTGTCGCCGTTGCCCAACTGGATCGGGCCTGTCTCGGCAAACATATTTGTAGCACCTGTGCCAGCCACCTCATGATGGTACACGTCCGTGCTATCAACCATAAACGCATTGCGGAAAACGCCGCGAGGCGCACCCGCCGTGCGGGACAACACGCCAATGTGCCAGTGGTTTTCCTTATAATCGTAGGCGACATACTTATCAATCTCGCCACTGACGTCAGACTGATAAAACCACCAAACTTCACCAAACTCAGAGTTGTTAAAAGCCCACGTCTTGGACTTATTGCGGTCTTGCAGTTCACCAAACACATGGTCAAACACATCACACGGTATTTCTTGCACGACGTTACCATCAAAGCGGAAGAAGCCGCGCTGACCCATCCAGAACACGCCTGCGTCCGTGTCTACAGCCGCCATGCGAGAAATCGCACCACATGCAGTGCCGACACGCTGAAAGCCATAGACAAACGGTGGGCCACTGTATCGCGCGCTGTGTGCGTCGATGTCCGTGAGTATTAGCACCTGACCCCTAGTGCGTATGGCTTGCATAATTTGCCCAGCAGTTTGCAGTTCAATGTCGCCTGCTTGGTTTGACGCTGTTGGCGTCCAATCTGTATTATTCTCAATATCGCACCACTGCACCTTGCGTGGGTTATTGTCTGCGCCTAACGCAAACAAGATGCGTTCTTCAGTAACGACAACACCTAGGTTACCAATTGGCGCATTTTCGATAGGTATCGCCCTAAAAGTATTTCCATTATCGTTAATGTCTAGTGAGTAGAATGTGTAGTTGAACTGTATGCTGTCAGCGGTTGTGGCACCGAAATAGATCGTTGCTGTTCCATCGTCATCAGCAATAAAACTATCATCCACGGTTGGTGTTGGCGGTGTCCCAGAGCTAGGTTGATATGTGCTACTACTAAAATACGTTGTTGATGTTCCATTATCGTAACTTACTTGCACATAGAACGTGTAATTTACATTACTGTTTGCGCCAAAAATGACCTTGGCAATGTATTTAGCGCCTCTTTTAATGGGAATATTAGAGTACCTACGATAAGTAGAGCTAAATGTGCCAGAAGCAGTCGCGCTTTCAATACCAGAATTTGCAGGATTTTGACTATCTGGCTTGTAACCAGTAGCCCACGTGAAATTTGGGTTAGACGACGTAAATTGTGTGACCCCTGCATCGTCCAGCGGAAAATATGTTGCGGTGGCAGGCGCATCTAATTGCCACTCAAAAAGCCTTCCATCCGCATATGAACACGCAGCCAAATATTCGCCAAAGTTGTCCAACTGCCAGACATTAACTTCACTATAAGAGCCAAACGCAGACCGCTCGGTGCCATATGTCCCAGAACTATAGTTGCCGTACCCGTAACCAGTCTCTAGGGTGCTATTTTCATCACCAGCCGTTAAGTCTGTGGGTGTAATATCGTAAACTGTATTATCAGATGTCGATACTTTTAGCTCGTTATATGATCCACCCGCATAAAAGCGTGATCCATTGTTAGCCTCCCAAGTGTGAAAGCCACGAATTGGATTTGTGCTAAAGCCTGTTTTGCGAGACTGCCACCCACCTACGGGGCGTAATGTATTGTCACGCCAGCGAACCAGTGACGCATCTTGCCATCTGCCTTGGCCCTCAAGATCAGTACCGTTTTTGTAAACGCCTGCGGGTATATCTAAAGGTATTAATGTCATGCTGGCACCGTGTATGTTCCTGATGATGTAAATTCTGCTTCCACGCCATCAACTGTGATCTTGGCATATCCCCCTGCGCCGTCGCCACCGCCAGAAATACCCGAGCCACCCGCACCAATCGTGACGGCTATCTCCGATCTTGGTCTAAGTATTAACGTTCCAGTTTGACGCGTTGCGGCCTTACCACCGCCGCCACCATTATTTGCTGCAAATGGGGCCGCGCCACCGCCGCCGCCACCTGCACCATAAGAAGAAGAAGGAGCGGGGAAGCCTGCTGTTTGATTTCCGCTATCTGAATTTAAGCCACCAGCGCCACCCGATCCGTAGTGTGATGCTTCACCAGCTTCACCCGATCTAAACGAACCGCTAAACGGGGCAGGCTGTGTGCCGCCTGTGCCGCCTGTGGATGTCACCGTGGCAAATGATGTCCCGATAGATGACGCAAGTGAACTGTCCGTACCAGCGCTTCCGTCGCCCTGTCCTGTATAACCGCCAGCACCTTCCCCACCGCCGCCTATAACCTCATAGATCACTTCATAGACCTTTAGCTCGCCGCGACCAAATCCCCTTGCCGACATCGCACCTAAAGTTGACAGTACAGGCATTACAAACCCCTATGCAAATTGAGCTAGACTAGCAAGAACAGTGTATGTCGCTGATGCTGTTTTGATAATTGTGAACGTATATACGTCAATCCCGCTTGCGTTACCTTCATCTGGCGCAGTACCGCCCTGCCATTTCGGTGTTACCGCAGCACCGTCGATTTCGTATGTGTTTAAATAATACGCTGTGGAACCCTGCGTTACAGCAATACTGACAGTAATGCTTTCGCCATTTGACAGCATACTGTTTAGCGCAGTAGACCCATCGCCTCGAAAGTTTATTGTGCGGTTTGTTGTCTGATCGGCTGTGTAGTATTCGATTGCCTGCGCATTACAGTCAAAGTTAATCACGCCAGTTGTGCTTGTCTGCGTTGTGACTTTTTCAACGACTTCTTCAATCTTCGTTGTGCCATTCAAGTCTGCATCACTAATGCTTGGGCCTGTATTAACATATGTTGCAACATCCGTCATAGCGACCTGCACCATCGTGCCGTCGTCATTCACAACAACACGGTCAGCATCGGCTAAAGTTGTAAGTGTTGCTGTCGTGTCACCGTCTACAATATTTAACTCTGTCGCGCTGGCATTGATTGACGCAAGTTTGTTTAAATCAGACGCCGTTGCCGTGATTACCGTACCGCTGATTTTCCATGAGCCAGATGTAAGGTCTGGCGTGATTTCGCTGTCACCGTCTAGGTAATTAGCAACAGCATCCAGCGTACTGTTTAGAGTAGTACCCCATGTGCCGTCAGAACCGCCGACTGTGGGTTTGGTGAGCGTGATAGCCATGTGATGTCTCCTTTGCTGCTAACATACAGCAGTTTTTACTTTTCGTCTATGTTAGAGGACTGAGGTTAGTCCATGTGTCGTTATCTTCAGATATGTCCGTCCAGATACTTGTGTCTTCCGATAAGTCTGTCCAGTTGTCCGTGTCTTCCGCAAGGTCAATCCACTTCTCAGACAGTGACGCAAGCACCGTTGATGCTGCCTCCTGTAGAAACGCGTTACTATTGTACGTCATAGCACCGCCAGAGATTGTCGCGCTCAAGCCTACCGATAGTGCGCCTGTGTTTGTGCGAATTAACCCAGCACTCACTGGCATTGTGCCTTGCGCGCTTGGGGCAATTCCTATGCGTGTGCGGATGACGTTTGGCTGCACCAACGAATATGATGAAATTGCGTAGTCAACGTAGTTTGGTTCATAGTAGCCTTCGTCAACGTATAAACTGCGCGGAACAGCGTAGGCGTCTATTATGAAGTTGCCTCCAACGAGGCCAGTGCCTTGCGCCTCAGATAAGCTGCCACCCACGCGAACGCGGAATGCTCCGACCAGTGTCGTCGATGTCGCCACGGCCTTTACGCCAGTCGTGCGAACACGTGTTATGCCTGTCAGCGTTGCAGATGCTGGAGATTGCGCCAATGCGCCTGCCACAACACGGTTGCCGCCGAATAGCGTTGTAACCTCGCCTTCCGATAGCATGCTTGCAAACTGAATGCGTGTTGGTGTTGCGAGTGTGGTACTTGTGCCATCTGATTGCGCTGCGGCAAACTTGGCGTCGCCGACCGCATACCCCTCTAGCCAGTACGTTTCACCGCCTGCTGCGCTGGGTTCTGGCTGAACATAATATGCGGTCATGCGATCTTATTCCTCGGGCAATTCTGCCTTTAGTAGCTGAACAAATGCGTCACGGCCTACTTGCAACTGCTCCACATTAAACTTGGCACTGCCAATCTTCTGATCCAGTGAGTTGATGTGATTAATGCAGGCTTTCGCTGCATCCGTCAGCTGATCTTCAGTGTAGTCTACGTCGTCAATCGTGATGACCTTTTTTTCTTCAGTCATTTGATTTCCTTTCTGTATTACTCAGCAGCCCAAGGCATACCGCTCAGTGATGTTGGGTTAGCCATTGCGTCCAGTTTAGCTTGGATCGCAGCCTCGGTGTCGGCTTGGTTTACTTGTGCCTGCACCCAGCCCAAGACTGTTGCTTCAGTCAGACTGTCATATGCCACCCAGCCATCCGCAGATGGATCAGGCTCATGTGATGTGGTGCCGTAGCTCGACGCAGTGTTGTCGCCGTCTACGCCTGTGCAACGCCAGTGTGCTACTGTAACGCCTTTGTCAGCGTCGTTGTTGTACTCTACGTTTGCGATAGTCCATGTGAATGTTGCTGGCATTGGTTATACCTCCTGTGCTGCTAAGTGTGCGGCGTAAGCATCCTTAACCGCTTGGGTGAATACGGTTGTGCAGATCGCAGATACGTCTGCATCCTCTGCCGACAGGTCAGCGTTAGGCATAACCACATGGCGGTGGTATGACTTGCTTAACTCTGCGCCATCTTCTGACACGATTGTTGCTGTGCGAACTTGAACGCAAGACCAGTCGCCTTGGTTCAGCACCTCAATCTTGTCGTTCTTTACTGTTTTCGTTAGTGCCATCGTTTATCTCCTATGATGGTTGGACTGACTACCCTGTGATCCAACAGGGGTGGTTAGGTTGTTATGTAACTTATCACAGCAATAACTGCGTTCCTAAAAGTAGAAGCACCTGTCAATAAATCGGTTACCTGAACAGTATCAGGAGTAGAGCTATTCACATTAGCTTTATACATCAAACAGTATGTTTGACCGGCTATTGAAGAAAGTTGAACTGGTGCTGCTCTATCTGTTGCAAAATTCCATCTATACATTCCTGTAACAGCACCAGCGTGATTATCTGTAGCAACGGTAAAAGGAAGACCACCTATTTTTAAATACCCAGATGCGCCAGTTAAATTAACATTTGAGG